CATCAAACCAGTCAGAAACGGTTTATACATCATTGGTTCGGAATCCTTGGCTGTGATGTCAACTTGGAACGGCAAAGAGTGGATACGCGGCAACGGCACCCCTTTGCCATCACAAGATATTTGTTGGCGCGGCGTATATCATGAAATTTAATCTTAAACAGTTTTACGCATTTTGCGCTCAACTCAAGATTGAAACCAAAGAGGAAGGTCTAAAGAACATGGACCGCCTCCTTGGAACGCAAACTTATGTAATGGACGAAATATCCAAAGGCTTGGAAGAAGATGTCCATTTTTTTGTTATCTTAAAAGGACGTCAACTTGGAATTACAACCATCTCTCTTGCGCTCGACCTCTACTGGCACTTTATCCACAACGGACTTCAAGGAACACTCACTACAGACACCGAAGAAAACCGAGATATGTTTCGCTCCACCCTTGCCATGTATATGGACGGTTTGCCTAAAGAATACAAAATCCCTCTCGTCGCACACAACCGTAACCAGCTTTCTCTCAAAAACAGAAGCCGCCTCTTTTATCAAGTTGCTGGACTCAGAGCTAAAGGTAGTCTGGGTCGCGGTAAGGCAATTACCTACCTACACGGCACTGAAACAAGTTCTTGGGGTGACGAAGAAGGCTTGGCTTCACTCTTAGCCTCACTCGCTGAATCTAACCCCAACCGTCTCTACATCTTTGAATCCACAGCTCGCGGATTTAATATGTTCCACGATATGTACGTCACCGCCAAAAGAGCGCGTACTCAACGCGCCATTTTCTGCGGATGGTGGAGAAATGAGTTCTACTCGGCAGACGCAAGCACCGATGTCTACAAAACTTACTGGGATGGACGCCTCACACCTGAAGAAAAAGAATGGACCAAAGATATTAAAAAACTTTACAACTTTGAAATCAATTCAAGGCAAATGGCTTGGTGGCGCTGGAAACTTGCTGAAGGCATTAAAGATGAATCTCTTATGTATCAAGAGTTTCCGCCCACAGAAGACTATGCTTTTGTAATGTCAGGTTTGTCATTTTTCTCAAACGCGAGGTGTACCGATGCCGCCAAAATCGCCAAAAAGATTGTCCCAGACTACTACCGATACGTCTTTGGAGCCAACTTCCAAGACACCGATGTTGTTCGTTCCAAAGAAAAAATGGCAACACTTAAAATCTTTGAAGAACCCATCGACACCGCTTATTACACAATTGGCGCTGATCCAGCATACGGCTCGTCAGACTGGGCAGACCGATTTTGTATTCAAGTATGTCGTTGCTACTCTGATGGCATGGAACAAGTAGCCGTCTTTGCAACCTCTGAAATGAACGTCTTTCAATTTGCTTGGGTTATTGCTCACCTAGCTGGTGCTTACAAAAACTCAACCCTTAACCTCGAAATCAATGGTCCCGGTCAAGCGGTACTTAACGAACTTAAAAACTTGCGCCGTCAAGCCGCGGCAATGGCGGGTAATGTCGGCAAGCAATTGATGGATGTATACGGCTCCATGTCCAATTACATTTGGAGGCGCAACGACAACATGAGCGGTTTATCCGGCTCAATTGGATGGGCAACCACCCAAGCCACCAAAGAACGGATGCTTACCTATACCAAAGACCTTTTTGAACGCGGTATGTTAGACGTCTATGACATGGACACCTTAGAGGAAATGAAAACCATCACTCGTGAAGGCTCTAGTATTCAAGCCTCCGGCAGAAACAAAGACGATAGAGTTATTGCTCTTGCCCTTGCAAGCGCCGCATACGCCGAACAAGTTCAACCCCGGCTTATTGCGTCTAAGTTAACCAAAGCAATATCTCGTAAACAAGAAGATAAAACGCCTGAACAAATTGCTGTTGGCAAAAATGTTTCTAATTACCTTAAACAAATTGGCATTTATGGTGGACCAACCAATCCCTAGACGTCAAATGATGGTTTTAATGCGTCGATTCTTGAAAGATAAGAACCGAGGCATTAGCATTGCTCTTTTTGCAGACCTTTGCGGAATCAGCGTATCTACACTTCGTGATGTTTTTCTTTATCACACCGAGCCACTTAGCGAATTTATACAACGCAGAGTACACAAAGGTTATCAACTTTGGGCTAATGGAGAAGTAAAAATCATGCAAAACCAAAACAACACCAAGTTTATAGACTTTCACAACCGTCCAAAACCCATGCTTAAGCGTTCTATGGGGTTAAAAATGGTGAATGGACAAATTAAAATGCAAATTGGATTAAAAAATAAAGCCGATTACAGTCAAGAATCATTAGATGAGCAACTTAAAAGGGGATAAAAATGGCAGTTTTAAAAGACTACAAGTGTGACAAACATGGGTATTTTGAATCAAGAGCACCCAAATGTCCTATGAAAGGGTGCGAATCAGAGGTTATGGTGGTGTTTTTACAAGCTCCGGGGCTAAAATCAGATAAAACCAAAGCCACAGACAAGAATGCCAAACAATTGGCTATGGACTTTGGTATGACCAACATCAAAACAGCCCGTGAAGGCGAGAATCAATCTGGTTACTTTACCCGCAACAACGCAAATACCCCTGAACCACAGCGTGAAGGTAGACCGGGAGATGCGGCGATTTGGGGAGGTCAAGGCGGAATGAACATGGGCAGTATCTTAAAAGGCAATATGTTCAAGTCGGTTGCAGGAGAACAAGTAGGAATTAACCCAAAAGAAGCAGGAAACTTGACAGGACCGCGCACGGCGAGTTATATTCCAGATCATCAAAATCTTTCTATCCCTAAAGACATACTACCGTCCAAATGAAAATACCATCAGACGCTCTACACAGAGAATGGTTTTATAAAGACCTGATTCTTAAGTGTCAAGTGTCTTTGGAAGAAAGAAAGTCGGATTACTCGTCTCTTAGAAGTTGGTTTCTCTTTGGCAACGGACCCAATGATGCACCGGCTTTGTTTAACAAAATTTTTCCCCATATAGACCAACTAACCAGTTTTTTGTATTCCGCAGAAACAACTAGGTTTTCAATCAATTTAGGCGCCGGTGTTCATCACACCGAACAAATTAAAATTCCTAAGTTGACCAGTTCATTGAACGATGAATGGCTCAATTCAAATGCAGATCAAGTGTTTTCATCCGCTCTTAACTGGGCGCTTGTCTACAACACCAGCTATATCAAGCTCGTCATGCGCGGTGGCATTCACCCCTATATGGTCGAACCAGCCACGATGGGAGTGCTGAGAGAAGACGCTCCCTACACCGACAGACAAGAAGCCATTGTTCAAACTTACTACATCACTAAGTCGGAACTTTACAACCGCCTTTACTCGCACCCCAAGCGCGAAGAAATAGTCAAGCGGGTTTCAAGCGCTGTGCATACACGCTCAGAAGACATCCCAGACGGCGTAGAACAAATTATTATGTCTTCCACCAATCCACAGCTCTACGGAAATGTGGATATTAATCTCTCCGGCTACAACAGATACAAAGCCAGAGTTGCCGAAGATACCGTTAAGATGTATGAACTTTGGGTTTGGAATGACGCTACCCGTGACTATCAAATGGTCACTATGGCAGACCCAGATGTGGTCATTTACGACCGCACCGGAGAAAGCGTTTTTCTAAAAGGTGAACTACCTTTTATTCAGATTTGTCCTAACCCTCAGTACGACTATTACTGGGGACAATCTGAAGTTCAAAGACTTGTACAACTGCAAGAACTTAGAAATTCTCGCATGGCAGAAATTCAAGATTTGCTATCTAAACAAGTCAATCCGCCAACTGCTTTGTCTGGCTTTACCGGCATTTTGGATGAGAAAAACTTTGCGCTAAACCGAGCCGGTGGACTTTTAATGTCCGATATGCCTAACGCCAAAGTAGATCGCCTTGCTCCCAATATGCCGTCAGAACTTTTTGAAGTCATCAAAGAAGTAGACGCTATGTTTGAGGAAGCCTCAGGCATTTCAGCTATTTTGTCTGGTCGCGGTGAACAAGGTGTGCGCTCGGCAGGACACGCCTCACAACTGGCTCGCCTTGGTTCTTCAAGAGCTAAAAAACGCGCTCTGGTGGTTGAAGATAGTTTAGAAAAAGTGGCAACACTTTATTTGCGTCTGATGCAAGCCTATGACAAAACACATCTTACAGATGAAGACGGCAATCAATTTATTGCTGAACAGTTCACCAAAGATTACACGGTCAAAGTGGACGCTCACTCTAATTCACCAATATTTACAGAAGATTTGCGTCAATTGGCGTTTAATCTTTTCAAAGCCCA